ATTGTTGACCCCAAAAAAATCCATCATCAGCATGATAGTCAGAAAAATCTTTCTGTATCTGTTCAGCTAACTCTTTGACAACTTCTTCGGTCAAGTAGCATGGTGCGGGTTGATCTCCATTGAAACCTAGATGAGATAAATGTCCCTCTATGTTTTCAGCAGGGTTTTGTTCTGCCCACTTCTTCGCCATGAACTGTTGAAGTCTTGCGTGTTTTCTCCACACAAAAACATTTGCTTTATCTCCGTAATCATCATCAGAATAGTATTGTTCCCAATCTACTTTTTGACCTCGAAGGTGTGCGTGTTGATCTAGTCCCATAACTTTTCTCCTTTTATGTTAGTTTGTTTAATCTCTTATCAACTCCCATATATTAATGCAACAACTATTTTCAATTATCTTTTAGAAACATTCTAAACTAAAAATGAAAAACATTCGTCAGTACACGCTCCTGCGCCCAGCTTCCCCATCTGTATCTAATGCCATTACCCCTACCTTTCATGGAACGAGCGAGAGACATCAGAAGCTCGGGTGATCCAGCAACCATCAGTGCTGAGCCGTGCAGCATTATTTACTGCAGGACGAGCGAGAGAGTTAACCGACAGCTATAGCGAGAGAAATCGCAAAAAGAAAGGTGAACCAGCCAGTGCCTCTTGGGTAAAGAATCATGAAGAACAGGTAAGCACTAACTACCGCGAATATCATCAGAGCTTCCTGCTGCTGGATCCGCATCTTTCACTTCAGACTCTGCCCAATTGTTACCATTCGCAATGCAACGCGAGCCCGGGCCACCGGTCAGTGCATATACTTTTCCTTCTTCAGGTTTGTCACGCGATGGCAGCTGGTCCTTCGGGCTCCATCCATCAGGTGGTGTGTTCTCATCGTTGATTGTCTTCACGAGCTTATCTAGTGTTGTCATATCTTTTCCTCCTTATATGTTTAATGAAATGATCCCTGTACCAAATAAGATGGCCAGGTATACTGTTGTTGTGTAAATTATAATCATTGCTCTCCTTATGTTGGCCGATGCCATCAACCGTAGTTAATGCGAGTGGCAGTCATGGTAACCCACATCGGCAGAACTACATATAAGACCTGATGGGATATATGTCAAGAGCTATTTTAAATAAAGTTTTACTTTCTCTTCGTAGTAGGATTGTTTTTCTTTTGGTAATGCCGATACCACTTCCTTCACCAGCTGCTGAAGACTGGTTACCTGCTGCTGGAGCTCATCTACTTTCTTATTATAAGAACGAGCTTTGTTCTCTCCTCGAACGAGATCGAGAGCGTCAAAATCTATTGCCATGTTTCTTTTCCTTTCCAACCAAACTTTACCCATTCGGTGTCCTTTGTCAAACAGAAGTTTCATCAGAGTCCTGATCCCAGTGCTGTAACCTGAGCTGCACGGGATGCCAGCTGATGGTCTGACCGAGAACGAGCTTCTAGCCGAGAACGAGAACGAGATCCTGCTGCTGGTCCCGTCACCAGGCCACGCTAACAAAGAGGTAATGTAACGTGGCCAGGAAACGAGAACGAGGATCACGCTGCACGGGCCTCCAGCTCCTTCAGCAGGTGATGCTGGATGGTTGTCCATTGATACGGAGCCGAGAACGAGAAAGCAGGAACGAGATCCCGAGGATCAGTGAACACGGACACCGGTCTGTACAGTTCTATGCGTCTTTGCGAGAGGGTCTTACCCAAGTTCTCATGGAGTATAAATACAGTGCCACCAGCTTTAATGTATCGATTAATCCAAACAATTTGCCACCGATTTAGTTTAGGATAATTTGCTTTATCAGATTTTAATTCAATCCAAAAAACTCCTTGTTTATGCACACCATGTACATCTGGAATACCATTGATTGAGCTAGATTCTATGCGAGTTAAAAAACATTGGTTAAGTCCAAGCTTGACCTTTTGCCAAAGCCTACTCTCTGGTGTTTTTCCCGACATATATTAACTTAACTTTTTAATTTCTTTGATCACTGAATTAGGAATTATAGTTGTATTGCCGATACTTTCAATATCTTTTCCATTGTCTGCAAATGAGTAATCTCCAAAGATTCTAGTGACACCTTTTGATTCACTTAACAAGTGACCTTTGGTGATGCAGGTAGCTAAATTTGATTTCCTTAATGCATCAAAGCTTGTCCAGGCGCTGTCTGAAACAATATCAAACCATTCTACGGATACCATAGGATATTTATCTATTTCGCTTTTAGTTTTTTTAGGAATTGTTATCTTTTTTCTCATCAACTTTTACCTCTACCACACCAACTGACGTAAGCAGCGGATTGTGAATTTGATTAAACACTTTTAAAAACTCAGACCAACTAGCTTTTTTCAGAAACGTCTGTGACCTCAGCTTCAACTGTCTTGGCGTTGTATCCATCAATTTTTTTGGATAACTCCTTAAGTTTGCTTTCAAGTTCTTCACGTGACATACCCTCCAAACCACTTACTCTGACTTCTTTTCTATCAACGTAAGCACCGGCTAATTGACCAGATCTGTATTCAGCATTTATAGCTGCAGCATATTGTTTATCTTTTTCTGCTTTATCAGAAATTCGGTCTAATCTTTTAAATCTTCTTAGGTTGTCACCTTCGTATTTTTTTAGTTCTTGATCAAATCTTTTATCAAAATATTTTGCAACATGTGGGCTAGTCTTTCTAGATAGTAATTGAGATGCAGTAGATTTAGCACTGTTGTCATCTTTGCAATCATATCCAGCAAGTTTAAGAGCTTCGTGCTGTGTAATTGATCCCCAATCTTTTACAAGGATCTCGACAAACATTTTTTGTTTTGGAGTTAAATCTAAATCAGTTCTTAACTCTTTTTTTTTAAGTCCGCCAGGCATTATTTAAGTTTGTTGATGGATTTAATAATAGTTTTTTTCTTTAATGGATCTTTTTCTGTTTTTAATAAATTTTTAAGTCTGTTTGAGATACCTGCTTTCACATCTTCTTTAGCTTGAAATTTACTACCTCCAGATTTTTTAACTATTTCAGAGGATCTGTGGCCACCCTTTCTGAAATATTCTTTCATAATACTTAACATGAATTTTTTTGACATTAAATAAATCTACCTTTCATAGCTTTAATTACACCACCTTTTTTCTTTCGTCCAATTTTTTCTTTTAAAAATTTTCTAACTGATTGAGAAATAGATTCTTGATTGGCCTCCCGCTGCTTTTTGGTCATCATGGGAATCATCATAGTTCTTTTACCTGCCTTATCAGATGCGTAAGCTTTTCCAAATATTGTAGGTCTTGGTCCACCTCTTGGAAGGCTTTTAGTTTTTTTTGCTTTTTTATACGCCTCCTTATCCATAAATTTAGTGTTTCGTATGCTGTTTTTTATCGCTAATTTTTTAAGGCCATAAGGCTCAACACCTTGAATGATACCACGTCTAGATTCTTTTTTAGCACGACTAACTTGAGACTTGTGCTTTCTATATGCTTTTCTAAATTGTTCTTTAGCAGTTTTAAAAATTATACCTCTCATAATATTTCTATTATATAGATTTTTCAGACCTATGACTATATCCCCATAACCAACTGTTAGCTGCTCCGCAAGAGTGGTGTATCCCAGATACACCATAGATACACCATAGATACACCATAAAAACACCCTTAAAGTATTGATATATATACATTATTCTTCTTCGGATACACCAGATACACCACTATTACCCTCTGAGCACTTTTTTATTTTAATTACTCTAGAATATCTATATAGTAAAAAAGGTTAATAAACATATACGGTCATTGGAAACGTTAACTGGTTCTGTTTCCGGTGGCCGTTATCCCTTTTTCCTTATCCCTACACCAGGACACTATAGATGTACTGAAGCGTAATCAATTAAGTTCCACTANTTGGTAGCATCAGCTACATAAATAAACCTAAAATAAGGAGATCATCATGATCATACAAAAAAACACTAAATACAACCAATACTCCACAAAGGAGCTTAGAGAACGAACCAATGAAAAGTTCGACAGTATCATAATGCATACATTTCTAAGAATCGCCCATATTAAAAAACAATACGGGGGTACAAAATCGCATTATTTGAATGCAGGCCATTTTACAATAATATATTGTATGTGGTGTTGGATACCGTTGCATAAAAGACACAATCATTGGTTTACGGTCACAGAATTACGTAAAGCCATCAAAAAATACCTTAAATTTGACATGTCTACTTTAAATTTAAACAAGTATTTATTGCAACTTTGTGAAGGCAATCTTATGTCTCTTAAAAAAGGCCGTAAAGGACTATGGCTGTACAGTATAAATAAAACACCAGGAGAAACTTCAAAATAATTTGAATAACCCTACTATTTATGCTAATTTTAGATATGTCAATTGATCTGACATATTTACTTGGTTTGCCGACAGGACTTTCTTGCTCTCTTAGTCCTGTCGGTACAAAATCTTTTTTCCCACCATGACTATTTTTTTAACCAATTTAAATTTTCGTAATCAATTTTTTTTTTAATTTTTCTTCTCTCTTCTTTAGAACCGGCCTCTCGATACAATCTATATAATTCTCTATAAGTTAACCAATGACTTTGCATTTTAGAAAATTTAATTTTTTTAACTTTAATTAATTTAAAAAACTCACCCCTAATTAACTCCGGATCCATGTCAGCTGCCCAACACACATCTTGAAAATCTATAGAATTACCATTAAACCATTTGTAGGCATCTTCTTTCCAATATGCCTCTTTCTTAAAACAAGAAAAATTCATCACATCCTCTAATGCTTGGACAATTATAGCTTGGAATAACCTTTGTTCACTTAACGGTTTATCTTTTATTAGCTCCATAGCTAATTTAATTCCCAAATTTTTTAACAAGTTTGGTGAGCAAATCACTAAATTTTTTAACCTCTCGTTTAGGATATTTTCGGTGTTTTGCTATATGGTACTGGTCTGAAATTAAATCTAAAAAATCATTACGATCCATTGGATTCATTTCTTCAGCATAATCAAGTGTTTCTTGAGTTAATTTCTTTGATGTTTTGTATTCCATTTGCATAACCACGATGCGGGAAAAGATATGGATTGGGATAATACACCGTGGTTACACATTCTTAACGACCAGCTTGAGTCCAGCAGCTTCTGCTGCCTTTTTCCTACCTGATCGCCATCTGTTCTCGATTTTTTCGAGAAAAGAAAGACTGAAATTTCCTAAACCAAAGTCATTTCCACAATACAACTGAAACATCAAACTAGTTAACTCATCATAAGTTTTCTTGTTTGGACACACCATCACTAGCTTATCCAACGCTTGGTTTAATGCTTCTTCACTGCTTTTTTTAACAGCTTTACCCACAAAATATCCTTTTTAATTAAAGTTAATTTTATGTTTCGTTGTTCGGTGAAAATAAAGTGTTTTGAAAGCCCCACTTATTTCATTTAGGCTTAGGAATACTTTTTAATTAATAATGATTTTGATTTTTATTGCAAGTAAAAAAAAGGCCCAGTCTCCCGGGCCTTTTCCGTTTTTTTAGATTAAGGGTCAACCGTCTGCAGCGCTTAACCTAGTAACTATTTACCACTGATCAGCTTATTGCCTTCCGATAGTAAATTTTGTTTCATGTTTTCATAAGACTTGCCTTCCTTCTTAGCAATCTTACGAATCTCATCATCAACTAATTTTGCAATCATTGAGCCAGGTCTTCTAAAACCTTGTTTCCCCATGGCCCTTATGATTGTGTATGACTCGATGTCTACTGCACATGACTTCCATCTTTCTATGTCCATTGTCCTGTCTCCTATTGGTCTTGATACTCTTTAGTTTTATGAAACTCAACTAAATTTATTTTATTTTTTTGAGTAAGCCCTGCATTATATATACGCTCAATAATTGCAATATAATCAGCAGTGGATGTACCAGTCAAAAACCATGAAGATTTGCTCTTACAAGCAGTCTTAAACCTCCTGTGGTCAAACTTTGGATGCTTATCAGCTACGATATAAGATACTACCATTGAACGCTTAAATCTTTTGTTCTTAGTAGACTCCATACCATAGAAGTATTTCTTTAACTGCATCAAATGATTTCCGATACGATCTGCATGCTCAATACCTCCTGCAGGAATTACAAACCTCCCTGTCTTAAAATCATTACTGATTCTTGACCACAGTGAAGTTTGTTTTAATAAAAGAACTACCATCTCTGCAACATTAATTCCGTACTGTTGCATTTTGTTTCTACAAATTCTGTAGTCCATTTTATTTCTAGCACAATGTTGATCTAAATAATTTTCCAAAGACCAGTTCTTTCGACCTGTGTTAAGTCTAGCTACATCTAATGGATCATCAGAGTCCATAATAATATAGGGAATTTTAAGATCCAATTGTTTTCTGGCCTCCAACGTGTGTTGGCCATCAACAACTTCCATGTTTCTATTTACACGGATTGGATCATAAAGATCTTTTTCTGCAATCAACTTTTTAAGTTGCTGCACGTGTGCTTCATCTACAGGTCTATTACCTCTAGTCTTTTTGAACTTACTGTAATCAGTAGTTTCAAAAAATTTATTATTTATTGGTTTGTTCATCTTTTCCTCCTTGGTTAGAACATTGTGTAAATTAA